CTAGGGGCGCCTGGTCCTGTTACAATAGGTGATGTTGTCATTGTTCTATCAGGCATTGTGATACTTCTACAAAATGCATTTACTCTTTTACCATCTTTACCTTGTATCTGTCTATTAATTTCTTCTGTAGCAAATCCTCTTTTTTCTTCACCACCTGCATATAGTCCACTTAAAGGTCCTTCTGACCCAGCAGGTAATCTAAATGAAGCATAAAATCTTCCTGTTCTTGCTAATCCTTCTCCTTGCATTATATATTGTAACATTTGATTAATCAAAGCTGCCTTTGTAGATAGTAAATTAGGATTATCAGGTTGTTGTCCACCTTCTATCTGTCTAAATCTTGGGTCTAGTAAAATGTTATCTAATGACCTGTCTCTCCTTAAACCAAGTCTAACATCTGAACCAAATATTTTTACTCCGCCTCTAAATATTGCCATTTTTATCCTCTACTTTGTCCGTAAACATAACTTGCACTTCTCTTTTTAAACTGTTGTACAGGTAGATAAACTGCTGTAGGAGCGTCTTGTAAATCTACTCTCATAAAACCTGACCTTACTTGTCTGTACAAATATCTTTTTATTGTTGATTTTACTCTTGCAAGACCACCTACTCTTTGATAACTTACATCTAATCTTGTTGTGCTATCCATTTTACTATTTGTAGCAAATCTTTGTAATTGATTTAACAATCTAAATCTTATTGTAGGTGTAAGATAATGAAAATTCATACCTAAAAACCCACCTCTAAATCCTTCTAATGGCAATACAAGAGGAAAAGTATCATAATAAGGTAATGTTTCTTTAAACTTTGGGTCATAGAAAAATAGATTTAATCTGCCACTTGATGGTCTTTGATTAATCTTACCTTGATTATATAACTTTCTAGCAGTTATAGTATCAGCGATACTTGATACTGCATTTCTATACCATGTAGATGATTTTTTAGTATCACCTGCTTTATCACTAATCTTGTCAAATATACTTGCCATGATACTATTTATACTAAAAAGGGCATACCTATTACTAGATATGCCCTAAAGTTTACGATAGCGGAGAGAGATACCTCTTATTCTTCTGCTAATTTACTAAAATAATCTAGTGTATCATCACTATCACTAGCAGAAGCCGTAGAGGCGCTATCTTTACTTTGAACCGTACCAGTAGATGTGGATGGGAGGTCTACATTTTCTACTGTGTCGGTAGACTTGGTACCGGTAATTACTCGATTCAGTTTCTCTTTGAGTTCCTCATACGATTTAAAATTATCGGCATCCAAGAATGGTTTTAGAGGGTACTGTTTCTCCCATATCGCCTTGATACTGTCATCATTATCAGCGATAGCAGAGACACCCTCAAATTCAGATTTATCATAATTCCAGAAACCATCAACCTTTCTAATTTTCAGTTTGAAGTTTGCACCTTTCCAGAAATCAAATGGGTTTATAGGTGTTTCATCATCAAACTCGGGTTGCATTGCCTCTGTTATCTTGTCAAATATTTTTTTACCAAACTTGAACAGTTTTACTTGTCCTTCATTTTCAGGATGTGTTGGGTCTGATACAATAAGCACATTTGAATAGTAAGATAATTTTCTCTTACGATTTCTAGCAATGCCTTTATCTGATTCAACACCTGTATTCCATAGTCTAGTATTTTCTTCACTAACAGGGTCTTTATGACCTAGTGTAGTTAAACTATTTTCAATATACCAACCACCTGGTCCTTGAAATGCATGAGACCATAATCTAACCCATGGCATATCTTCACCTGATGTTGCTGGCAAGAATCTTAATACTGCATACCCATTACCTGTTTTATCAAGTTCTGGTTTCCACAGTCTTTCATCTTGGTATTTGTTTTGTTTTTTTGAATCCTCAGGATTGAGGTTTTCTTCTAGTGCCTTAGTTAGTTTGTCAAAACCACTAGATGATGTTTTTAATGATTCAAAGTCCATATTATCCTCCGTATTATTGTATTGTTCGTATTTTCGTATTGTAGCAATGCTACATAACTATTTATAACAGTTTGATGACCATTATATAACATTTATTTAAGTTTGTCAAGCATGGTTGAGTATGTAATATATTCAACATTTTTATTATTTACCCATAAGTCTACTACACAATTTATAGGGTCGCTAGTACCTACAGGTTTTTCATTTACTTTATAAAACTGAATGTCTTTGTATTCAGTAAATAAAGCACCCCATTGTATTTTCCAGTTTTCTGATGGTGTTTTACCGTTTTGTTCTGCAACATAATGGTCTGTACCTTTGTATATATTATTTACTAGATGATTATAACTTTCTAAATCATGACCTATTAAATAAACTTCTTTTAAATCTTTTATTTGTTCTACTGCAATTCTACCACTAGTAGCACCGGCTGCCCACCCTAAATCTTTCTTATAGTTTTCTATCAAGTCTGTTATGTTGTTTGAGTAATCTGGTTGATTAATCCAACTGACATTGATTGATGAATGATTAATCTGTTGTTGTATTATTTCTTTTGTTTTACCATGTGCCTTGCCACTCTTAATAATGTTTGCAAGACCTGATAAGTTAGAACCATGAAATACAAATTCTTCAGCATTTGTTCTTTCGTTTTCAATATGTTTATCATAATAATCTTTTATTTCATCTCTTGTTATTTTGTCTACTGCACCGTATATCATCATTTCATAATGCATAGAAGGTACTTTTGTCCAGTCTCTAAACCATGCCTCATTCTTTTGACAATAACCACTATTGTATATCTCATGACATATGCCATGGTCTACTGCAACAAGCACATCAGGTGTAAAGTCTCGATACAAAGCATTACAACCATATATCTTACCATGAGGTCTTAATTGTTCTAAATCAAAACCCTTTCTACTTTCACCATTGCCTATGCAAAATGCTTTACTCACTCTTTATACCTGTCACCTTACTGTCTTTAAATCTGTCTTTTAATTCTTTTTTTGCTTCTTCTAATGTTAAATTTTTCAATGCATAAACAAATGTCTTTTTGCCATCTATAGATAAATTATACTTTTTGTATATACTTTCTTCTGTCATTTCTTTTTCCTCTTTTTCTTTTCAAGTTTCTTACATGCTTTTTCATATTCTTCTCTATAATATTTTGTAGTCCAGCCATCATTATGACCACTATTCATTTCTAGATAACATATATCTCGCCATTCTTCTGTTGTATATTTCATAACTCTGTACTCTGATTCTGTGGTCGATATCTAATTATTAAACATGCAATAGCAATTAGTAGTATTGCACCTGCCTCATAAATCAATGTGCTTGGTTCCATATCTTTACCTTGTAGTATTATCAATCTTGATAATGCCGTCATAGCAATAAACAATGGTAAAGTTATAGGTATTTTATTACTAGTGTAGAATACACCTATCATACCTAACACCTCTGTATAAATGAACAACAATAATAAATCAGGTAGTGTTACCGAACCTACTGAATATATTGTTATGATTTCTTGTACTGTTGCAATTAAAGTTAATACTGCAATTACACCTAACATCACTTTCTCAATCTTTTTTATCATAATAAAACCTCAATATAATTACTATAAATTGTTAAATACCACTTTGTTGTTAAATAGTGAATTATACCTGCAAATAATATTAATGAACCTACTGTATTTACTACAATCAATGCCCAATCTTTCCACATGATACCCACTATCAACCAACCTGTTAACCCCACAAACTGAAAATACATATTATAAGGATACATATCTAATGCTGTTACGGCTGCCCCTATAATTAAAACTATACTTGCAAACCATTTTATGTACCAATCTAATCCCATAGATACTTTTTCATGTACCATTTTTGAAACTCCGGGTCTTTTTGAAATTCTTCATGCAATTCACTTGCCTCTACTTGCCCACTTCTGATACAGTCAGCAAGTAATTGCCACTTTTCTTCTTTTGTATAGACCACTTCTTTGCCATCTATGTCTGTAATAATTCTATCTTCTGTCATAACATACCTACTAATGTTGCAAATATTAATACTGTTAAAAGTATAATGTTAAATACATCTAAATCCAT